CATGGTAATGTAGTCTCCTGCCTCCAAGACCATGTAAGCTCCACCATCAAGCTTAAAGTAGTTCTTAGAGGTAAGACCGTAATCGCTCAAGATAAAGATATTAGTGTTAGCACTGTAGTCGTGCCACGTAACAGTAATATTCTTGGTAGACCCTGTACCGTTCAACAAGTACATCAAGTTCCACTTAGCGTAGTAGCCAGTAGGAACTGTGTAGATTGTTGTGGCAGTGGCAGCAGTTAAGTTACCGCCTTGGGTAATTGATCTCATTTAGCTTTCTTAGCCTTGTTCTTAGCTGTACGCTGTCCACGCATGGGCATCGGTTTGTCTTGCTGCTTCTTTGGCTTTTTAGAAGGGGCTTTGCTGTTGTTATAGCTCATGTTGTACATTGTCGTATATCCTATCTTAAATTTTACTGTTTGTCAAGAGTTTGGCTTACTTCTTTGTAGATTTGGTACACTTTATGACCAATCATCAAGACTGTGTACACAAGAGTAGCCCAAAGTACTAATTCACTAACTTGTAAACCAGCCACTGTAGCCAATGAAACCCCAACAGGAGGGGCTACTTTAGCTGTCACTGTAGCTGCTGTCTCCACGCTGCTTTCAGTCACGTTCAAGCCTCCGACCAAGGAAGGCCGTTAGCTGACACAGGGGCCTTCTGAGCCTCAATCTGAGCCTCTAGAGCAGCCTCGACAGCTTCTTTGTCTACCTTAGTCCACAACCAACCAAGGACTGTTTCTTCAGTCAGGGTGTCGTAGTTCACGAATGAGTCACCATCTCGTTCTAGGGCTTGTGTATTCACGATGCCTGCGGTGTAGTCACCATCTACGGCTGAAGCACCCCAATGCACTACTGTTACAAGACCATCAGAGGTTTGGCGTTCTAGGTTATTGATTTTCCATGTGATTGTCATGCTTGACCTTTCAATGCGGCTACAGCAGCCTGTAATTGTTGAACTTGTTTTTTGAGTTGTTGGCAATAAACAATCAAATCAGGCACAAATTTAGAATAATCAACGCCCCAAGGATTTTTTGGGTTCCCGTTTTCATCTAACTCATCAGAGCCTTCACGAACTGCTAATGGTTTAACAATAGCCGCTTCTTGAGCAAAGACGCCGCGATCTAAAGTTCCATCAGTTTTCCAAGAAAAGTCATGAATCACTAACGCATCAATTACAGTGTCGGATACAGCAACGCCTAAATCGTTTTTAAGGCGCTCATCAGATGTTGTGTTATATGCGACAACGTTAGTAGTGCCAACTCTAGAAATAGTTCCAATATTGCTGTTTGAACCGTTTTGGAAAATTACAAAAGCAGTGTTTGAAGTATCGGCAGAATCTTTTAATTGAAGGCCGTTTGAACTTGCTCCGTACACAATACGGGTTTTTGCACCTGAGTCAGTAGCAGTAGCCCCCACCAGCAAGTTACCGCTGGAGTCGATACGGGCGCGTTCTGTTGGGAATCCAGAAGTAGAAGCATCAACACACAACTTAATTGCGTTGTCGGTATCAGTATCAAGAATGATTGCTGATGAGCCTTTTGCAACATCGTGAACCCAAGAGCTACCGTTGTAGTAAACATTAGAGCTAATTTGGTTTGCCGCAACACCGCTTCTTCCGTAAACACGAATGTTTCCGTTAAGACCAGAAATATCTAAACGCTCTTTAGGACTTGTAGTACCAACACCCAAATTCCCACTAGCATCAAGCGTCATTGCTTGGGTGAAGCTGATGGCGTTACCTGCTGTGCCTGATGGTGCGTTGTACCAGTAATGAATACCGTCTGATTGTTCGTAATTTGAAGCGCCAGTACCGCTAGCTAAATAAATCCATTGGCTTGAAGTATTTTGATAAGCGTTATAAGAAATAATTGGCTGACCGACAGTTCCGCTTATGTACGAAGCTCTTGTACCAATTTGCAAAGCCTTCCATGTACTTCTCCAAGCACTAGGTGTTACACCTAAACCTATGTTGCCACTAGCATCAACCCTCAGACGCTCACTTCCACCAGTAGTGATGCCAACAGTATCAGCAGCAGGGAAGAAGATACCTGTGTTGGTGTCTCCATCGTTAGTCAAGGTAGGAGCACTTGCTGAACCATCAGGAAGGGTCAGGATAGAGGGGTTAGTACCTAGTTCAACGACAGTACCTGAAGCATTCTCAGTAAAGATACGCTTATCGGTGACGTTAACAGCTAACTCACCTTGTACTAAATCACTAGATGTAGGTACAGCTGAGGCTGTAGAGCTATTTTTAATCTTAATTGTTGCTGCCATGTTTCATAGTTCCCTATTTAATAAGTACCGCCATCTATCACGCCAGATAGCTTTGATGCGTCTAGAGTAGACGAAGAAGTTAGATAACCTGCTGAGGCATGGTTGCCCCACGAATAAGCTGTATCCCAATTGGTTTGCTTAGTTGTTGTTGGGATTGAGTAACCTGCTGAGAAGGTAATTGCTAGAGTTCCTGAGCTTGTTACTGGATTACCTGATACAGACAACCCTGTAGGTACAGACATATCAACGCTAGTGACAGTACCTGTAGTGCTTGAAGTACCTGCACCAATAGCAGTTCTGAAGTCTGAGGCACTAAGAGCACTTACAGTGTTATCAGCGTTAAGACGTACAAAAGTAACTGCTGAAGGGTTAGTCAGCGTGAATAGGTTACCGCCAACTGTAGTAGCACCTAAGCTAGTTCTACCTGTGGAGGCTGTTAAACCAGTTGCACCACCATCCCACTTCAAGCGATCAGTGTAAGCAGTATTCCAGTTGGTAGAGTTATTGGTTGTACCATACCAGCTAGAAGCTACGTAAACAGGATCAGTCTCAGTGTAAGACTGTAGAGCAGAATCTGCCTTAGCCCCTTGTGCTGCTGTAGCGTAGTCAGTAGCTGCTGTAGTAGCCGCTGTGCCTAAACCGAGGCTTGTACGACCTGTAGCAGCGTTTAAACCTGTACTTCCACCGTCCCACTTAAGTCTGTCTGTATAAGCTGTATCCCACTCAGTCTGTTTAGCTGTAGTAGGGATAGCGTAACCAGTAGCGTAGGTTACAGCAAGAGTACCTGAAGTAGTTACAGGGTTACCAGAGACAGCCAATCCAGTTGGAACTGTCATATCCACTGATGTCACACTTCCTGAACCAGCTGAACCGTTAACCCAGTTAGTACCGTTGTACTGAAGACTCTGACCGTTGGTTGCACTTGTGATGACAACATCAGTCAAGCTATCCAAGTTAGTAGGTACTGTAGGCTTGTTGCTCAGGTCGTTGTATGAGCCTGAAGTAGCTACTGTAGCAAGATCACCGGGTTGTACAGCTGAATCAGCTAAAGCCCCTTGTGCGGCTGTCGCAAAGTAACCCACATCCTCAGCAGCAGCAGTACCTAAGTCACCGGGCTGAGTAGCACTATCAGCTAAGGCTCCTTGAGCAGCAGTAGCGTAAGCCGAGGCATCGGTGGTAGCAGCAGTGCCAAGACCTAAGTTAGTCCTAGCACCTGCGGCTGTGGCAGACCCTGTACCACCTTGGGAGATAGCGATAAGGATAACTTCGGACTCTGTAAGCCCTGTTACGCTTCCTCCATCGCCACGGTATATGCTCATTATTTATTTGTCCTTGCTGTTTTTAGGTGGTCTACCCATACGCTTCTTCGGTGGGGTTGGTACTACCTCTTCTTCCTCGTAGTACTCTTCTTCATCTTCATCAACCCACTCGTAGCCGTCGTGACCTTCCATACTGTCAATATCTACTTGTTGAGTAAATTCGACGATGTTCCCTGAAACCAGACATCTAAATTTAGCCATATCATCTTCTCTTTCTAAAAACTACACCTTGTAGTCTTTAAAAAGCCCCCTCTTCCCGTATAAGGTAGAAAGAAGGGGTAAAACTTATAATTATTGTTATTTGTTTTTATCTCAGTGTTAAGCGAGACGACCCACAACCACACGAACGGTTGCAGAACCCAAGTTAACAGTACCGCCTGATTCGTTTTGGAAACGTAAAGTCACTGTGTTAGCAGCAGACACGTAACCGTGAACCACAACACCAGCAGTGTCGATACTGTGTGAAACACCCAACACCATGTCACCCAAAGCAACGCCGGGGACAGTGATTGTGTCACCCACGCCAGCACCATCATTCAGTGAATCAGTGTCCAGAGTGCAGGAAACTTTCCACATTTCAGAGAACATGCCCTGAAATTGGCGAGTACCTCGCTCGGTCACTACAGAAGTAGCAGCAGCCATGATTTATTCCTTTAAAAGTCTAATTGATAAAGTTAAGAAGAGAGGCCCCGAAGCAGTTACCTGTAACGAGGCCTACTCAGTTCAATTAGGCAGGAACAACCAGAGCAACAGCGCCGTCATCACGCAACTCAGCCACGCCGTACAATGTATCAGCAGTGAACAAGTTAGCGAGGAATTGCTGTTGGTACTGAGTCTGCGAACGCACACCCATTTGTTCCACCAACACGAAGGCATCACGGTGAGCCATCAAGCAAACACGTGCTGATTGAGCAGTACCGCCACCATCGTTAGCATCGTTAGGGGTATCAGCGTTGCTAGACACAAACACAGACACGCCATACAAGCTACCAACTTCACCGTTACGGATGGTGTTACCTTGACCAGCTTCACCAACGAAAGCTTGCTCAGTGTAACGAGCCAAACCCATCAAGGTGTTACGGCTTGAAGGAGGAATGATGAAGAAACGGTTGTCCATGGGGGTATCCACGTCATCCAAACGCTGAATGGTGCGACGGATAGCAGCATCAGTCAAAGCAGC